ATGATGATCTCAGCGATGCGATTGGTGAATTAGAAAAAAAAGATCCAAATGCAGACGCAAGAGATGTTATTAGAGATTTCCTAGAGCAAGGTGACATGGACACTTATGAAGAAGTTCAGGCAGTCGAGGAAGAAGATGACATGGCATGGCTTAGAAAAGCAGCAGGCATTGGATCAGGTGCTAAGAGTAACCACGGAATTCACGAAGGTGAAGAAGGTTACCAAATTACACCAAGAAGTTTAGTAGCCCGTGAGATGCGCAAACTTCAGGATATTGCTAAAGACTAATTATAAGAACATAAGTTAAACTTAAAGGGGAGCATTTATTGCTCCTCTTTTTTTTGACATAATTATCAAACAGTGCTATAATAATTACATATTTAAAGGAAAAGTAAACATATGTTTTTTAACTTGTCAAGAGATAGCTTAGAAAACTTTCCATATCATTACATTCTACCCAATGGGCTTGTGTTAAACACAGATGATGGATGGGAAGTATACACTGTAGACAACCATACAGTAATTGTAAAAGGTTATATTAACCAGTCTAGTTTAAGTGAAATTATTAATGATCTTATTACACATGATGTTCCTGTATACAAAGGAAACTTCTGTGCAATCGTAGCGGACAGTGAATATGTAAAAATATTACATGACACTAATAGAGGATTTCCACTTTGGAAAAGTGACGTGAGTATCACAAACCTTGCTCCACTGGAGGAACAGATTTGGGCAGATCAAATTCTTACTATACACAGTGATATGAAAGTGAAAAAAAGTTATTTTAAGACTTATGTTAAAAATACAGATAATTTAACTGATGAAAAAATAATAGACAAGTTACACAGTACTATCTGTGACACATATGAACAATTTCTTTCACATAATACTAAGCCATTGAAAATATTTATTAGTGGAGGCATTGATACAACAACTGCTTGGGCCTATTTGGACTACTTTACTAAGAACTATGAAATAGTAGATTACGAATACATTAAGTTCACAACTTTCTGGATGAGAAATAAAAATGCAATAAAACGCCACTGGGCATACACTCAAGTACATTTATGGGACAAAGATTGTGTACTAGTATCGGGAGGAAATGGTGATGAGTATTTTTTAAGAGGACCAAGCACTTTGGCTTTAGCACTTAAAAAATATGATTTGGAATTTCAAGATATACTTGAACCCACTGATTACCATTATAGACATTTCAATAAATATTTGCCAGATCTATATGATAGTATAAACGAAGATTACCCCACTATTAAAGATATACAAGATCATATATTGAACATAAACATTAATGATCATCAACATTGGCATCTGGATCGTACACTTATGTTTACTCCTTTTAAGGATATTTCACTACTAAGTACAGTGTTATGTTGTAGTAAGGATTTGCTATTGGCTCAGGCAAAGAACGCTTGTATTAATAGAGAACTTATAGGCAAGCTGGATAAAAGCAAACTTGATGGCATAAGTAGCCAGAAGAACTTTAATCAATTTGAAAATATTAGTTCAAAAATTTTACAAAATAATTATTGACTAGATAAATAGAGTAACATATACTGTAAGAGTTAATACAGTATGTGAATGGCACATACAATAGGCACATAGGCAAAATATAGGAGATATAGGCATTATGGCATCACTAGCAGAAATCCGTGCGAAACTTAAAGCACAAGAATCACGTTCCGAACGAGGAACAAGCGGCGGCGACAACGCAATCTACCCACATTGGAATATCCCAGAAGGCAGTACTGCGGTACTACGTTTTCTCCCGGATGCAGATCCTAACAACACTTTCTTCTGGATCGAACGACAAATGATTCGTTTACCATTTAATGGCATTAAGGGTGACATGAACAGCAAGCCTGTAGTAGTACAGGTACCATGTGTGGAAATGTGGAACGAAACCTGTCCAGTACTAAGTGAAGTTCGTGGTTGGTTCAAAGACAAAAGTCTTGAAGACATGGGTCGCAAGTATTGGAAGAAGAAGAGTTATATCTTCCAGGGCTTCGTTACAGAAAACCCATTGGTTGATGACACAAGTCCAGAGAATCCAATCCGTAGGTTTGTTATCTCTCCAAGTATCTTTAACTTGGTCAAAGATGCACTAATGGATCCAGATATCCAGGAAATGCCCACAGACTATACAGCAGGACTGGACTTCCGTGTAACTAAAACCACTAAAGGTCAGTATGCAGACTACAGCACAAGTAAGTGGTCTCGTAAGGAAACTGCTCTAACTGAGACTCAAATGGCAGCGATTGATAGTTTTGGATTACACAACTTGGCAGACTTCCTTCCTAAACAGCCAAGTGAAGTAGAACTTCAGGTTATCAAAGAGATGTTTGAAGCAAGCGTAGATGGTCAGCCTTATGACACAGAACGTTGGGGACAATACTACCGTCCGTATGGTATTAGTGTTCCAGATGCTCCGACAGCACCAGTAGCTGAAGCGGCACCAGTAGCTGAAGCGGCTCCAGTAGCAGCACCAGTAGCTGAAGCGGCTCCAGTAGCAGCACCAGTAGCTGAACCTGCCCCAGTAGCAGCACCAGCAGAAGGTGGCAAGAGTGCAGAAGACATTCTTAACATGATCCGCAGCCGTCAAAAGGCTTAATACATCTGGGGGGAGAGGATAAAACTTCTCCCCCTACTACCTTTACTTTATAATGGAGAAATAAAATGAAACTTAGTGATAAACTATCAAAAGTCAGTGATTCATTGACACTTAATATGTACGACAATGGCTTCATGGTTGAAGTTAGCGGTAAAGATCTTAATGACGATTGGTCTACTGCAAAAATTATGGCATCTTCTAAAGAAGATGTTGTAGCAATTATTGACGAAGCAGTATCTATGGAACGCGACGATTAATTAAAGGAAACAACAATGGCTAAAGCATTTGACGTAAGTAAGTTCCGCAAGGATATCACAAAGAGTATTGACGGACTTAGTATTGGATTCCATGATCCTACTGATTGGATCAGCACTGGCAGTTACGCACTTAACTATCTTATTAGTGGTGACTTTCACAAAGGTGTTCCCATGGGTAAAGTTACAGTGTTTGCTGGAGAGTCAGGCGCCGGCAAGAGTTACTTTGCAAGTGGAAACATTGTAAAAAATGCACAAGAACAAGGAATCTTTGTAGTATTAATTGACTCAGAGAACGCACTTGACGAAAGTTGGTTGCAGGCACTGGGCGTTGATACTGATGAGAGCAAACTACTTAAATTAAGCATGAGCATGATTGATGATGTTGCTAAAACAATCTCAACGTTTATGAAAGACTACAAGGCAATGGACGAAGAAGAACGTCCCAAGGTTTTGTTTATCATTGATAGTTTAGGAATGATGATGACTCCCACAGATGTTAATCAGTTTGAATCTGGTGACATGAAGGGCGACATGGGTCGTAAACCTAAAGCATTGTCGTCATTAGTACGTAACACAGTTAACATGATTGGTAGTTACAATGTAGGAATGGTTTGTACTAACCACACGTATGCAAGTCAAGACATGTTTGATCCAGACGATAAGATCAGTGGTGGACAGGGCTTTATCTATGCTAGTAGTATTGTTGTTGCTATGCGTAAACTTAAACTAAAAGAAGACGCAGACGGCAATAAGACAAGTACTGTTAATGGTATTAGAGCAGCATGTAAAGTAATGAAGACACGTTACTCCAAGCCGTTTGAAAGCGTACAGGTTAAGATTCCATACGAAACAGGCATGGATCCTTACAGTGGGCTACTTGATATGTTCGAAGCACAGGGATTGCTTACAAAACAAGGAAATCGCCTCAAGTATACAACATTAGCTGGAGAAGAAATACTTGAGTTCCGTAAGGGCTGGACTGGCGATAAACTGGAAATTATTATGGCCGATACACTTGCTAGAGATAATGCTCTTCTAGAGGTAAATACGTCAGAAGATGAATCAGATGAAGAACAACCTGAAGATCTTGCGGAGGTATAATATACATGGATAGTGAAGTTTTAACTGATACATGGACTGTACTTAAAGAGTACATTAAAGAAAAACAGAGTGCTGCTGATCATTGGATTGGATTGTTAATTGACGAGGGAGTTCAGGACGAGGTTATTCTTGATCTTGCTGCTGTTGACAAATACTTGGCCAAAGCCGTAGAGTATAACGGCATTGATTTGGATGAAGATGACGAAGACGAGTACGAGTAAAAATGATTAATTGGTATTCTAGAGTTACTCAGGATTTAGGACACATTCCTAATTTTATCGCTCATTATGAATCAGAACTGGAAATTGCAAAAAAAGAAGTAGGAATACACGGA